CATGGCCGCGATCGTCAAGAATCAACTCAGCCGCGATGACGCCCTGCGTCTGTTCGATTATCGCGACGGAACGCTCTTCTGGCGCCATCATGCCAGCGGGCGTCGAGCAGATTTGCGCGCGGTCACACAATGGAGCCGGCGCGGCAAGCCATGCCCCCGCATCGTCATCGGCGGATCTGTCTTCCAAGCCAAGTATGTCGTTTGGAACTGGCACTATGGCTCCACAGAGCGTATGCTTAAAGAGCGCGACGGAAACCCGTCCAACATCAGCGTCGATAACCTGATGGAGTCGGATGCGACGGGAAACTTTATCGTACTCCCATCGTACTCCAAGCCCGCAACAACCGCTCACGACATAACCTGCCCATGCTGCCGCCAAGGCGTCGATGCTCCATCGCTCGATGTTCTGGTTATGGCATTCGGGATCAGCCCCTTCCAAGAGCGCATCCTAGATTGCCTGTGGCGCGCAAAAGGGCGCCCCGTCCAGAAAGACCGCATCATCTACGCGATGTACGCGGACGATCCCGATGGAGGGCCCAGCGATGACAAGGCAACCGCCGCGATGAAGGAGGCCATATTCCGCATGAGGGACAAGCTCTCCGGTTCCGGCGTCTCCATCGAATACGACACCACGCGCAAAGGCTATCGGCTCAAGATCGAAACCGGAGCGCCCAAGCCGCAGGAGCCTCAGACACTGAGGATGACGGGATAATGGCGAAGAGCGAAGGCAGCAGCCTCACCGACAAGCAGCGCCGCTTCTGCGAAGAGTACCTGATCGATCTGAATGCCACTCAGGCGGCCATAAGGGCGGGCTACAGCGCGGCGAATGCTGAAAGCATCGGATACCAGCTGCTCCAGAAAACTCTAGTCAGCGAGGATATTAAACGGCTCCAGGCTGAACGCGCTGATGGCATGCGGATCGATGCTGAATACGTCCTTCGCCAAGCTGTGAAGCTCCATGAGCGATGCATGCAAGAGATCGTGCCTTTCACCGATCGAAAGGGCGAGCAGGTTCGCGACGAGAACGGCAACCCGCTCTTCGTGTTCGATGCGAAGGGTGCCGCGTCTGCGCTCTCGTTGATCGGCAAACACGTCGGCGTCCAGGCATTCCGTGAACAGTTGGCCGTGAGCGGCCTTGATGCGCTCGCCGATCGGCTTGAGCGCGCTTCGAAGAGGGCAGGGTGACCCGAGCCGACCCGAACGAAGCCGTCATCGCCCTCGCAGCTTCATGCCGCTTTGATCCCGGCAAATGGGCTCTCTGCGCATGGGATTGGGGCGAAGGCTCGCTGAAGGATTACGACGCCCCGCGCGAATGGCAGAACGATGTGTTCCGCGTCATCCGCGAGCATCTAGCCAATCCCGAGACGCGATACGATCCGCTCCAGATCGCAGTTGCATCAGGCCACGGCATCGGCAAATCGGCCGAGATGGGCATGATCTCGAATTGGGCCATGTCGTGTTGGCCCGATGCCAAGATCGTCACCACCGCCAACACCGAGGGCCAGCTCCGCACGAAGACCGCTCCCGAGATCGGCAAGTGGTTTCGCTCGTCTATCACCTCGCATTGGTTCGATGTTCAGGCCACGTCCATCAAGAGCAAGGCGCCTGGCCACGCTGACACATGGCGTCAGGACTTCATCCCGTGGTCCGAGCACAACACGGAAGCCTTCGCCGGTCTGCACAACAAGGATCGCATCATCGTCCTCCTGTTCGATGAAGCCTCAAAAATCCACGACAAGGTGTGGGAAGTCGCAGAAGGCGCGCTGACAGACGAGAACACCGTCATCATCTGGCTCGTGTTCGGCAACCCCACGCAGAACGCGGGCCGTTTCCGCGAGTGCTTCCGCCGCTTCCGCAATCGCTGGGTTCGCAGACAGATCGACAGCCGCACCGTTCCAGGCACGAATAAGAAGAAGATCGCGCAGTGGGTCGAAGACCATGGCGAGGACAGCGACTTCGTGAAGGTGCGCGTTCGCGGGCAGTTCCCGAGCCAGTCCGCGCTCCAGTTCATCTCGGCCGATGACGTAGACGCAGCGCGCTCGCGCCATCTCAGGCCAGAGCAATATGCCTTTGCCCCAAAGATTATCTCTATCGACCCCGCTTGGACGGGCGATGACAACCTTGAGATCATGCTGCGTCAGGGCTTGTATTCGAAGTCATTGGCGACATTGCCGCGCAACGACAACGACATTGAGGTTGCCAACCTAGTCGCGCGCCTTGAGGACGAGCACAACGCTGATGCCGTCTTTGTTGATGCAGGGTACGGCACGGGCATTGTCTCTGCCGGCAGAACGATGGGCAGGACTTGGCAGCTTGTATGGTTCGGCGGGAAATCGCCCGACCCGGCATATGTCAACATGCGCGCGTACATGTGGGGCCAACTCAAGATTTGGTTCAAGCAGGGTGGCGCCATCGATCCTAAAGACGAAGAATTGTATCAGGACGTGATCGGCCCTGAGACTGTGCCACGCGTGGACGGCAAAATCCTGCTGGAGAGCAAGCAGGACATGAAGGAGCGCGGGTTGCCGTCGCCGAACAAGGGCGACGCGCTGGCTCTCACATTTGCCGCGCCGGTCACGAAGAAGCAGCCGGGCGAGCGAGCAGGGCAGGCGGGGATTGCGGCGATGGATGCGGACTACAACCCCTACAACGTCTGAGCCGATTTGCAGTATGATTCGAAATAGGGCCTATTTCACCTAAAGCGTGATGTCGACGCAGGGCTTGTATCACTGTTTCGGTGCGATTCGATGAAATCAGACGATCTGAAGGAATGCCTGGCGGAGTTCGGATGGTCGCAGGCGAAGTTCGCCCGCATCATCCAGACGCACCCGAACACTGTATCGAAGTGGATGACGGGTCAGGCTCGCATTCCGGGCGCTGTCAAAGCCTATCTCGAACTGGCTCGTGGCATTCGCGCGTTGCAGGTGACGTAACTGTCCCACTTGGGTGGCTGTCTCAAAGCGCGTGTCACATAGCGAGAGACGGTCTAAAGTGCGTGCCGATCTGTGTCACATCGCACTAACACGCACGGGTGCGCCCGCTTGATGCGCATCTCTCGCCATCCCGACAACTGCCGCCACGCTAATCCAGTCCTGCAACCAGCAGGACGATCCCATGTGCGTATTCGGCGGCAGCAAAGTTCCAGACCCCAAGATGCCGACAGAACGCTCGGCCATGCGCGCCCCGGATAATGCCGCCATCACAGACAGCGCGGCGCGACGGGCAACGGATCGACTGCGCGCGGGATCGAGCACGGTCCTGACATCCGGTTCTGGCGTGACGATGGCTGCGCCCGCTGCCGGCAAAACCCTCCTCGGCCAGTGAGGTGCTGATGGCTCTCAAGCCCTTTCAAGAGCGCGTCGTTGATGAGAAGGCCACGATCGACGTGGAGCGCATCAAGCTCGACGTGTTCCTGAACAGCCCTCACGCGCAGGAACTGCCCGTCGATGAGCTTGCGCTTCTCGTGCGGCAGAAGTCCGTCATGGCCGAATACAGCGACATTCTCGCCGAGAGGATCGGCAACTTCACCGGAGATGCATCGTGACGCAGTACCGCAAGAAGCCCGTCGTTATCGACGCGATCCGCTTTCCTGGCATCAATCTCGGCTCGCTCGATGAGATGATGGCATTCGAAGAGTGGCTTGAGAAGCGAGGCCACGCAGCAAAGGTCCGATACCAAGGATCGAAGCTGCTTATCGGGACCCTCGAAGGGGATCATGAGGCCCGCCCCGGAGACATGATCATCGAGGGGGTCAAGGGCGAGATTTACCCTTGCAAGCCGGACATTTTCGCCGCGACCTACGAGGCGGTCGAAGGCTGACATGCGCCTGAACCCGAACGAGACCAAGCGCCAGTACCATCAGCGACGCCTTGAAGAACTCAAGGCGGTTCGCAACGAGTGGCAAGCCGACTGGTCCGATCTCGCCGCGTTCATTGCCCCGCAGCAGTACCGCTCGCACGTCAACGCCGAGCGGACGAAGCGCGGGAAGATCATCGACAGCACGGCCACGTTTGCGCTGCGCACGCTCGCGTCTGGCATGCATTCCGGCCTTACGTCGCCGGCTCGGCCATGGTTTCGCCTGACGACTTTCGATCAGGGCCTAAAAGACAATTCCGCCGTCAAGCAATACGTCGCGTCGGTCGAGAGCCGCATGCGCGAGGTGTTCCAAGCGTCGAACATCTATCCCGCCTTTCATTCCGGCTATCGCGACCTTGGCCTCTTCGGTCAGTTCGCCGGCCTCCTGATCCGCGATCCCAAGACGACCATTCGCATGATTGTGTGCCAGCATGGCTCGTTCTGGCTGGCGCGCGACGAAGCCGGCATCGCGAACACGCTCTATCGACAGTTCTCGTGGACGGTGGAGAAGATCGTCGCCCGCTTCGGGCTGGAGAAGTGCTCCGACACGATCCGCCAGCAGTACGAGCGCGGCCAGTACGACATCCGCCACACCGTTTGCCATGCCGTCGAGCCGCGTCATGACCGCGATGGCAGCAAGCGCGACAAGCCCAACAAGCCCTTCCTATCCAACTACTGGGAGGAAGGCGGCGGCAAGGCGATTAACGGCAACGTGGACGGCCTGCTTGAGGAAAGCGGCTTCGACGCGAACCCGATCATCGCGCCCGCATGGGAGATCGCGGCCGACGATCAGTATGCCAACTCGCCCGGCATGGACGCACTTCCCGACGTGAAGATGCTTCAGGTCATGCAGATGCGGAAGGGCGAGGCCATCGAGAAGATGGTGCGCCCGCCGATGGTCGGCCCGACCTCGCTTAAGGGCAACCCCGCGTCGCTCATGCCCGGCGCCATCACCTATGTCGATCAGGTCTCGGGCGGCACCGCGTTCGCACCCGCCATGCAGGTCAACCTGCGCATCGCCGAGCTTTCCGCTGATATTCAGGAGGTGCAGCAGCGTATTGGCCGCGCCCTCTACGCGGACCTGTTTCTCATGCTCACCAACATGGAGGGCATCCAGCCGCGCAATCAGTTCGAGATCGCGGAGCGCAAGGAAGAGAAGCTTCTCGCGCTCGGCCCGGTGCTGGAGAACATCTACGGCGGAATGCTCGCGCCGGCCATCGATCGCACCTATGAGGCGATGTCAGAAGCCGGAATGCTGCCCGAGCCGCCGCCTGAGATCGCGGGGCAGGAACTGAAGATCGAATACATCTCGGTTCTGGCACAGGCACAGAAGGCCGTGGCGACCGGCGCGATTGAGCGTCTGTCCGCGTTCACAGGCAATCTCGCCGGCATCAATCCGAACGTCCTCGACAAGCTCAACATGGATCAGATGGTGGACGAATACGCCGAAGCGATCGGTGTGCCGCCCGCGATCATCGTGTCCGACGACGAGGTGGCCGAAACCCGCCAAGCTCGTGCACAGGCGCAGCAGGCGCAGGAAGGCGCGGCGATGGCAGCGCAGATGGCCCCGGCTGCCAAGCAGGGCGCAGAGGCTGCCCGCCTCCTATCCGAGACTGACGCGAGCAACGGCTCTAACCTCCTCGAACAACTCGGGATCGTCTGATGAGCGACGACACCCTGACGGAACAACCGTCCAAGAGCCAAAACATCAAGCAGGATCAAGCCGTCTCCGATCTGGAGGCAGTGCTTCGGATGCCGCAAGGCCGCCGCGTGCTGCTCCAAATCCTCGGCCGATGCGGGCTCTATCGATCCGCATACACCGGAGACACCCAGGCGACGAACCACAGGCTTGGCGAACAAAACGTCGGCCTCTGGCTCGTAGCTCAAATGGAGGCGGTTGGACCCACGGAATACCCCCGCCTGCTTCTGGAGGCGGCGCAACGGCAAGACCTCGAAGGCAAGGAAGCGCATGTTCTCGACGCTGAACAGGATTAGAGGCCCGGTCTTCGCCCCCGATGGCGACGGCGGCGGCGCGCCGGCTGGCGATGCTGCACCCGCAGCGGCTCCGGCTGATACCGGCTCCGTGCTTTATCCTGACGACAAGCCAGCGGGCGAGGGCGCTCCTGTTAAGTCGGACGACGCGCCTGCGGGTGAGTGGAAGGAATACGTTCCCGACGCCTCCAAGAGCGACGAAGAGAACGCGGCGGCCAAGGCCGAGCACGACAAGAGCAAGCCGGCTGAAGCCGACCCGGCCGACAAGGTGCCGGAGGACGGCAAGTACGATCTGAAGATGCCCGAAGGCGTCGAACTGGATCAGGCGCTGCTCGATGCCGTGGCTCCCGAGTTCAAGGCGTCTGGCCTCACCACCAAGCAGGCCCAGGCGCTCACTGACAAGTTCATCGCCATTCAGCAGGAGCGCGAGACGCAGCGCGCCACCGAATGGGAGACCACGAAGCAGGGCTGGGTCGATCAGGCCAAGAAAGACCCTGAGATGGGCGGCGCGAAGTGGGACGAGACGGCTCGCGTCGCAAGCGGCCTCGTCAAGCGGCACGGCAATGATGCCTTCCGCGAGTACCTGAACTCCTCCGGGGCGGGCAATCACCCCGAGATGATCCGCTTCATGGCGAAGGTCGGAGCCATGATGTCCGAAGACACGCCGGCCACAGCAGCCCCAGCGGGAAAGCCAGCCCCCCAAGACCGGGCTTCCATCATGTATCCAGACGATCAGCCGAAAAGGTAACACGGGATGGCTACGCTTTCCTCCACCTATCTGAACCTCATCGACATGCACAAGCAGCAGGACCCGCGCACGGGCGAGGTCATTGAGGTCCTGAAGCAGCAGAACCCGATCCTTGATGACGCCGTTGCCATGGAGTGCAACATGGGCGCCATTCATCGGCATGGCATCCGCACGGGTCTGCCGACGCCGGCTTGGGGCCGTCTCTATCAGGGCATCCCCCAGTCCAAGTCCACGATCCAGCAGGTGGACGACACGACCGGCTTCCTTGAGGCGCGCTCGGGTGTGGATACCCGCCTTCTGAAGCTCTCCAACAATCCCGGTGCTCTTCGCCTTGGCGAGGCCATGGCGCATCTGGAGAGTATGAACCAAGAAATGGCTCGCGGTATCTTTTATCACGATACAGCAGCTAACCCCGAACGGTTCAAGGGTCTTTCGGCTCGCTACGGCGTCAAAGGCGGTGCGGGCGCTGGCAATCAGATCATCGATGCTGGCGGCACGGGTTCTAACAACACGTCGATCTGGCTCGTCACTTGGGGCGATCATGCCACGCATCTGCTCTATCCCAAGGGCACGAAGGCGGGCGTCGAACGCGACGACAAGGGCGAGCAGCGCGTCACCGACGCGAACGGCGATGCCTACTACGTGAAGGAAGAGACCTTCGAGTGGCATATGGGTCTCGCCGTCAAAGACTGGCGCTATAACGCGCGCGTCGCGAACATCGACGTGGCGCAGCTGGCGGCCGGGAACGTTGACATCTACAAGTTCCTGCGCAAGGCATACTGGAAGCTCCAGAGCCGTCGCTTGGATGCCAAGACCAGCCGCATCGCCATCTATGCCAACCGTGACGTGCTCGAAGCCTTGGATGGCCTGAGCGTCGGCGCCAGCGGCGGGTCGGCGAACAACTCCTTCCTTCGCATCACTCCGGCAGAGGTGGAGGGCAAGGAAGTGCTGACGTACCGCACCTTCCCGCTTCGCGAAACCGACGCGATCCTCAACACCGAACAGCGCGTCGTCTGAGCGGCTGCGAGAAAGGACTCACCATGATCTTCGATCGCACCCTCCTCCTGTCGAACGCGCAGGCCGTCACGGCCACCGCGCCTTCCACGGATAACCTCGACCTCGGCGTGACTGGCACCGTCTACGGCGCATCGGCCGCGCTCGTCCGCGACATCGGCAAGGGGCAGGAAATCCCCCTGTCCGTGCAGGTCGTGGAAGCCTTCAACAACCTGACCTCGCTCACGGTCACGCTCCAGACGGACGACAACACGGGCTTCACCTCGCCGCGCGATGTGCAGTCCTCGACGCTCCTTCTGGCAGACCTTCAGCCCGGCGCTCCGTCCACGATGGTCCGCGTGCCGCCCGGCACGAAGGAGCGTTACGTGCGCCTGCTCTACACTGTCACCGGCACGGCCCCGACTGCGGGTCGCATCACGGCTGGCGTCGTCGCGGGCGTCCAGACCGCTGGCGTCGCGTTCTAACGGGAGGGACTGAACCATGACCATTTCCGTTGTCGCGAAGGCGAACGGCTACTACGGCGGGAAAATTCGCGAGCCCGGCGAGAAGTTCGAGATTGCCGATGACGAGGCATTCTCGGACGTGTGGATGCAGCGCGAGAAAGAGGCCGAAGTGCCCATCGCGATGCGCCACGTCAACACGGGCGGCACCGATGGCGTTGTCGGCGCGGAAGTGCCGAAGCGCGGTCAGAAGGTTCCTGCGAAGGAGCGCATCGCCGCCGCAAAGCAGCTGACCGGCCGCGAAGACATCGACACGGCCGCCGAAGCGGACAAAATCCTCGCGGCTGCCAACACGGGCTCCGACAACGACGATCGCTCGCGCGACTTCGCTTCCGACCCGAGCAACGATGCGCCGGTTCCCGAGCCTGCCACGGACGACGACGCCGACTAACCCGGCTTCCATCGCAACAGGGGCGGCTTCGGCCGCCCTTTCCTTATGAGGTTGGCCGTGGCTCTCAGTGACTTCGATGCCGTTCGCTTCTTCCCCGCCATCAAGGCTTTTGTGTCCGCGCAAGGCGTGGAACCGATCTCGGACGGTGAAATCGAAAGCGAGATTTGGGGTAAGGTCAAAGAGGCCGCTGCGAAAGCAGGTTCGCCAATCTCGGATGGATTGTCACCGCCAGAGCTTGTGAGGCTCGCTTATGGCTTAGCCGTGAATGGTCCAGCGGCGCCCGCTGGCTACAGCCGCTCAACCATCAACGGCGAGCCCCTCACGTATCTCGGTCAGCCAGTCTTCGACAACGGCAGCAAACTCATCACTCTTGGAGCCTGACCCATGGCTGAACTCCTTCCGATCCTTGATGGCCGCTATTCGAGTTTGGGCGCAGTCCAGCGCCAGTGCCGTTTCGCGACCTATTCCCACAGCTTCGAAGCCTTCGGCCAGAACCGTATCGCCTCGGGCGCGGGCTTCGTGAACATTGCCGAACCGCGCGGCTCCCACTTCTGGCTGCAAGCGTTCATGGGTCCGCGCTTCGTCGCGCCTCGCATGACCACGGGCAAGCACGGTGGCAAGTCCACGACCTTCATGGCCGATGATGCGCAGCTCGTACCCTTCATCGCCGAGTGCAAAGCCAACCGGATCAACACCGTCCTGTTCTTCGGCATCGTGAACGACGCGATCTCGACGCTCGCCAACACGGACACTCTGATCGCGAATATTACGAAGATCGCCAAGGCCGTGACGGACGCAGGCATGCTGTTCATCATCACAGATGATCTTCCGGCGGGGGCGGGATCGGGCGGCACCAACTACACGCGCGATGCCTCCAAGCTCGCTGGGCTCAACCGATACCAGCGCTGGGCCATGTTCGAGCTTCCGAGCCTTAGCCCGTTGGTGCTGCCGATCCCGGTCTACCATCGCTTCGTCGCCCGCAACGGCACCACGGGCGTCCCTGTCGATAACTCCATGTTCGATGCCGCCGACCTGATGCACCCCAACGTCAAGGGTCATGCGCGCTACGCCCTGGCGATCTATAACGTCCTGAACGCTCTGTTCCCGGCGCGCCCGGAGTTGGCGAACATCGACAATGCGGGCGGCTACAGCGCGACGTTGAACAAGCGCGGCTCGCTCATCGGCAATGGCATGATGGACGGCGACAACGGCTCGGGTCGCGCTACCAACTGGGGCTCTGGCGGGCCTGCGGCGGGGCTGACGGCTACCATGTCCAAGCTGGTCGACCCCGACGGCACGCCGGTCCAGCAGGTGGCCATTTCGGGCACAGCTACGG